CAAACAGAAACTATTGATGTAGCATACTTTTCACCAGCAACCGGCCAATGGTCATGTTTGAGTTTAACAATTAAAGATACTTCCATAGTAGGTAGCGGTGGTATACTTAGAAACGTATTAAGATCACCGTTGAAAGATATTTTAAGAAATCCGATTAAGTAGAGGAAAGGTCATGGCAAGTCAAACAGGCACTATTACAGGGACGGGAGCAAAGGCATCTATTCCATTAGGAACGGTTTTCAGTTTATCGCTAAGAGACTTCGGCTCTGCTACGGTAGCTCTTGAGCGTTCTTTGGATGGTCAAAACTGGGGTGTAGTTGAATCATTCACAGCAGATACAGAAAAGCTAGGCGAAGGTTCACAAGCAGCTCAGTATAGAGTTAATTGTACTGCTTATACGTCTGGTACGATTGCATACACGTTGCAAAGCTAATGAGTAATTTAAACAAAGGCGAAATAGGTTCAATCATTCGAGTTATTGCAGGGGAGGATATAAGCAATGCCTCTTCTGTATTAATGATACTTGAGTCAGAAGTGGGGCAAGCTAAAGAGTTTGCAGCTACTGTTCCTGGTGTGACTGTTGAAGTTGATAATATAACCTATACCGCCAATGAGTACGCAGAATACACAACTACATCAGAAGAAGACTTAGATTATGTAGGCCGATGGAGAAAGAAGATCAAATATACTTTTTCCAGTACTGATGTAAAACAAACTAACTATCAAAAATTTAGGGTATTAGCATAGGGGATTTATGACAGAGAAGCTAACAGCAAAACAACAGGCATTTTGTGAGTCTTATGTGGCTAATGGTTTCAATGCAACACAAGCAGCTTTAACAGCTGGTTATAAGAAAACAAACGCAACTCAACAAGGATGTGAGAACCTAGGAAAACCATATATTCAAGAGTTTATCCAAAACTTTATGGCTAAAGCATCAGAAAAGGCATTGATCACAACAGAGGATGTTGTTAAAGGGCTTATGAAAGAGGCTGAAGGTGTTAGCGAAGATACAAGCTCTAACGCTCGTATAAGTGCTTATAAGGCTTTGTCTGATTATACTGGTGGGTTTGATTCTAATAAGGTTCATAATGTTAATGTAGAAATAAGTCACGAGGAATGGTTGGACTCATTAAAGTGAGCGCTTTAGAGAATAGACAGAAACTAAAAGATGACTTCGAGTTCTATGCTCGTAATTGTCTGAAGATAAGAACAAAAGATAAAGGGTTACAACCTCTAGAGTTGAATAGCGCACAAAAGTACATCCACCAAAGACTACAACAGCAAATTGAAAAGACCGGCAAGGTTAGAGCTATTCTATTAAAGGGTAGACAGCAAGGCGCATCTACTTATGCTGAAGGTCGGTTTATGTGGAATGCTACACACAATAAAGGTGTTAGAGCTTTCATTCTTACGCATGATGGCGAATCAACTAACGCACTATTTGAGATGACTGAGCGCTATTACCAAAATTTACCATCATTCGTTAAACCATCTACAGGTGCAGCCAACGCAAAAGAGTTACACTTTGATGTATTGGATTCTGGCTATAAGATCGGAACAGCAGGTAACAAAGCGGTTGGTCGTGGTCAAACACTTCAATACTTCCACGGCTCAGAAGTGGCGTTTTGGATGAATGCCAGTGAACACACAAAAGGTATTATGCAAGCGGTGCCAGATGCAGACGGTACTGAGGTTATTTGGGAATCAACCGCTAATGGTGTGGGAAACTTCTTTCATGAACAGTGGAAGCTAGCAGAGAAAGGTTTGTCAGAGTTTCAAGCCATCTTTGTTCCTTGGTTTTGGCAAGCTGAATACACTAAAAAACTACCTGATGAATTCTCACTTACTCAAGAAGAAGATAAGCTTAAGAAGCATTATGATCTGAACGATGGCCAGATGTTCTGGAGGCGAATGAAGATAGCTGAATTAACAACTGATGGTGTTGACGGTTCAAAAGCATTCAAACAGGAATATCCAATGAATGCGGCTGAAGCTTTTCAGGTGTCAGGTGGTGACGGCTTAATTAATGCTGATCATTGTATGAAGGCTAGGAAAGAAATAGTAAGCGGTAACGGCCCGTTAATTGTTGGTGTTGATCCTTCCCGGGGTGGAGATAGATTTGCAATTCTTAGAAGGCAAGGCCGTAAGATGTATGGAATGGAATCATATATTGGTGAGCAATGCGATAAACTAGGAAAGAATGTAGCTATCTGTAAAGCTATACTAGATAAGATTGATTCTGATGCTGGTAAAAAGCCCGATATGATGTTTGTGGATTATGGTGCAGGCGCTGACATTGTTGATAGGTTGCATGAATTAGGTTATGAAGACAGAGTTAAGGCGGTTCACTTTGGCTCAACTCCATTAGATCCGATTAAGTACAAGAACAAGCGTAATGAAATATGGGGTGAAATGGCGGAATGGATGGTAGACGAAAACTTACCCGCTCAAATACCTGATGACGATGAGATGCAAGCCGACCTATGTGCAAGCCCATACAATAGAGATTCAAATGATCGTCGTGTATTATGGTCAAAGGATAGAATAAAGAAAGATTACGGATTTTCTCCTGATTATGGTGATGCTGGTGCTTTGACATTTACAGAGCCGGTAAATAAAACAATTGAAAGTTTAGATTTTGATACGGAGTTTTAATAGATGGCTAATAACGAAGGTATACATAAACTTGCTGTAGAAAGATTTGAGCGAGTAGAAGGAAAGGAACGTAATCAGCGTAGACTAGCTGTAGAAGATATTAAGTTTGCGCAGACTGAGGACGGTCAGTGGGATGATAACGCAATCACTAAGCGTCAAGGCCGACCACGTTACACAATTAATAGGGTTGCTGGCGCTGTCGATCAATTGATAGGTGATCAGCGACAGAATAGAACAGACATTAAGATTAGACCGGTATCAGGTGGCTCAACTGAAGAAGTCGCCAAGACGATGACCGGATTGATTAGAAACATTGAAAGCCAAAGCAAAGCTTCTAATGCTTATGACGGCGCATTTGATGAAGTAGTTAATGGTGGTTATGGTGGCTGGCGTGTTATTACTGAATTCACAGATGACGATCCATTCAATCAAGATATAAAGATTAAACCACTTCAAGGCGCTACAACTTCATTATGGTTCGATGACGCTTCAAAAGAATATGATAGACGCGACGCTAATTGGGCTTTTGTTACTGTTGATATGCCAATGGAAGAACATAAAGAAAGATTCCCTAATTCGCCTATCTCAGATTGGAGTCAAGAGAAGTTCAATCAAAACTTATGTAGTAGTTGGTTTCGTGAAGATGTTGTACGAGTTGCGGAGTATTGGGTAAAGACTCCAATTGATAAAAAAATAGGCTTATTATCTGACGGTCGAGTAATCGACATGGAAGAAGAAAAAGCTGTATTAGATGAATTAGCTGGAAAAGGAATACGAGTAGTTAAAGAGCGAACCGCTAAAAGCCACAAGGTTGAAATGTATCTTATGGATGGTTCAGGCATTCTAGAAAATGCTCAACCTTGGGCTGGAAAGTATATCCCCCTCATACCTATGTTTGGTAGGCAGGCATTTATTGAAGGGCAGAGTTTCACAAGAGGGCTTGTTAGGTTTGCTAAAGATGCTAACCGCATTTACAACTATACGACTAGCGCAGCAATTGAAACAGCAGCGTTAACACCTAAAGATCCTTATTGGTATACGCCAGCGCAAGTAAAAGGGCATGAATCGAAGTATAAGAACTTCAATACTCAAAACTCACCTTTTATGCCTTATAACAGCGATCCAAGTAACCCAGGCCCGCCAATGAGAACAGGCGCACCATCAGTGCAGGGCGCATTCTTACAGCAGATTCAACAGGCTTCAATGGATTTATACCATGTAACCGGTATGCAGCCACCAGCAATAGGTGCTAACCCTGAACTCAAGAGCGGCAAAGCTATACAGGCACAAGAGCGTCAAGGTGATCGAGGTTCGTTTGTGTTTAGTGATAACTTAGCTAAATCAATTGAATATACAGCAGAGATATTAATTGACCTGCTACCAAGGATTTATGATACAGCGCGTCAAGTTCGCATCATGGCGCAAGATGGCGAAACCGAGCAGGTTTTTATTAATGAAGAGATGCGTGATGAGCAAACAGGCGAAATGGTCTTAGTAAATGATTTGGCTATGGGTAAATATGACGTAGTAGCAGAAACAGGCCCAGCGTTTGCAACTCAACGTCAAGAGTCAGCACAACAGCTCATAGAGTTAATTGGTCAATCTCCACTATTTGAAGGGATAGCAATGGATCTAGTTGCTAAAGATCTTCCAGTACTTGAAAGTAAAGAGCTAACGAAACGAGTTAGAAAGCTTTATATTCAGCAAGGTACAGTGGAGCCAACAGAAGAAGAGATTAAAGAGTTAGGTTTAGATCAGCCTCAACAGCCAGATCCACAACAAACAGCCATTACTGAAAATATACAGATACAGACTGAAAAGCTTATTAGTGACATTGAAAATCAAGACGCTAAGACGTTACAGGTTACGGTTGATACACAGAACTCAACTATAAGCGCATATAAAGACCTTATCGATGCCTTACAGAAGAAGCTTGAAAGCGGTATACCTCTTAATAGTGACGACAGGAATTTAATTATTAAACAGCAAGATATTATGGAAGAGGCTCAACAACAGATTGATGAAGGGCCGAACAAAGAACAGGCGGCTAGCATAGTTCAAGAAGGGTTAGCGCAAGGTCAAGCAGGCGAAGGTGATAATGCTAGGCGCTTAACAGTTGAGCAACCTAGCTCATCAGCAGGACAAGATATTGTTTCATAGTTTTAAACTATGAATAAATGACATATAATAGGTTTAACGCTAACGTCAAGCGTATTGACGGCTTAAATTCTCCGAAAGGTGTTAAATGACTGAAGAAAACGCTGCACTAACTGAAGAAGCAACATTAGACCAAGCAATTATTGAAGAGTCTAAAGAACCTGAAGCAGTTGAACCAACGGAATCAGCCCCCGTAAAAGCGGAAGAAGCCCCAAAAGAAGACGGCTTTCAGAAGCGAATTAATAAAGTTACAGCAGATAAATACGAGCAACAGCGTAGAGCTGATGACTTACAGCGCCAACTAGACGAAGTGCAAGCGAAGCCGAAAGAGGTAGTCGCAGCACCAAAACTAGAGGACTTCGATCATGATGAAGAAGCTTTTAACGCAGCTAATATCAAGTATCAAGTAGCTGAAGCGGTTCAAGCTGAAAAAGCAGTATTAAATACAGAAGCACAACAGGTTAAAGCGGCGGAGGCTCAACGAGCTTTCAATGATCGTATTGTCGCCATGAACAAACCAGACTTTGCTGATGTTGCTAATGCTGTTCCACAATTGCCGTCAGGTGTAGCTGATGCGCTTGTACAGTCCGAAAATGGTGCGGAGTTGATTTATCATCTTGGTACACATTTAGATATGGCTGATAAGTTAGCAAATATGTCGCCTAATCAAGCAATGATGGAACTAGGTCGTATTTCTGCAAATATGAATACAAACACAGAAATTAAACATAGTGCAGCACCAGACCCTATAGAGCCGATTACGTCCGGCGGTGGTTCCCTCAATAAAGATATGGGGGAAATGTCAATGGAAGAGATCTATAACTCTTAGGCGAGGTCTCAGGAGATTTAAATGAGTAATAATTTTAAGAATACCAGTCTTGTAACAAAGATTGCGGTAAAAGAGTTTTTAAACTCGCTAGTGATAGGTCAAAAGGTTGATCGTCAATTAGATTCACAATTTCAGAAAGTCGGCGCATCTATCCAAGTACGCCGTCCAGTTATGTTTGAAGCTTCAAGCGGTGCAACTTTAGGTTCAGCGACTGATATTGAAGAACGAGCAGCAACTGTAACGCTTGATCAACGTCAAAAAGTTCACTTTGAGATTACATCTCAAGATATGACTTTAAGCGTTGAAGATATGACTAATCGCTTTATTCGTCCAGCAATGGAAGAGTTAGCGCAAAAGGTCGAAACCGATTTAGGTGCAGTTTATACAAATATCGGTAACTTTACCGGTACGCCAGGAACTACACCAACGACTTTCTTGACTGTTGCTTCAACTGGAGCGGTATTAAGTAAGCTTGGTACGCCAATGGCGGATCGTTGCTTGTTTGTTAATGCAGATGCAGCAGTAGCTTTGGCTGATGGCCTTAAAACTGTATTCCCAACTGACATCGCAACTAAGGCGATTGAAGAAGCGAGTGTGGGTCGTTATGGTCGTTTCGACATCTTCGAATCTAACTCGTTAGCTACTCATACTGTTGGTGCTCATGGTGGAACGCCACTTATTAACGGTGCTTCTCAAGATACCACGTACGCACTAGCGGGTGACGCGTGGACTCAATCATTGATTACTGATGGTTGGACTAACTCGATTACAGATGTATTACTAGCAGGTGATGTAATCACAATCGCTGGTGTTAATTCGGTTAACCGTCGTACTCGTGTTGACACTGGAGACCTTCAAACGTTTACAGTAACAGCTGACGCTAGCTCAGGTGCTTCAACAGGCCCAGCAACATTAACTATTTCGCCTCCTATGATTACAAGCGGGCCTTATCAAACTGTAACAGCAGCACCAGCAGACGGCGCAGCTATTGTAGTTAAGACGGGTACAGCTGGTTCTAGTTATCCTCAGAACATTGGTTTCCATAAGAACGCTATCACACTTGCGATGGCTCCTCTGGACATGCCAACTGATGGCGCTAGTGCAGCACGTGAAAACTTCAAAGGGATCTCAATTCGCTCAGTACGTCAATACGACATTACGAACGATAAGACAGTATTCCGATTCGATATACTTTACGGTGTTAAGGCTCAGAATCCTGATTCTGCAGTTCGTTTAACAGGCTAGTCAATAGGGGGTTAATAGCCCCCTTCATTTTTTCAAGGTGATACATGAAAGATTTTAAACGTTGGATTTATCACGAAACAAACAAACCAAAAATAATCAATGATAGCGAGTATGAAGATCATAAAGCTTTAGGGTGGGCAGATTCACCAGCTAGGTTTTTAAAGCTCGAAAGTGTTGGTATTGATAAAGTAAAAGTAGAAGCTAAAGACCCTAGCGAAACAGCCAAGGCACAGCAAGCGCTTGAAGCTGTAGAAGGTGTGGTTCAAAGCCTGAATAATCAGCTTAATATTGATAAAATGAACAAGAACCAATTAGAAGCATACATACAAGAACATTATAATATTGACCTAGATAAAAGGTTAACGTTAAAGAAATTACGCAAACAGGCTAAATCAATAGCGGGTATTTAGATGGCTACAGTATTAGATATTGTAAACGGCTCAGCAGAAAAGCTAGGTGTAAAATCGGCCGAATCTGCGCTAGAAGCTGGTGATTTTCAAGTCATACTAAACGAATTGAACGATATGCTTTCTATATGGGCTGATAGAGGTTTAACGCCAGCGTTTAAGGTTGTAACTGATTCAACAGATGTGGTTGATATTGAATTAAGCGCTGTTTCAGCAGTTAAAAATAATCTAGCCATTCAGATAGCTCCAACATTCCAAAGAGTGGTACAGCCTAGCTTAGCGCTTATAGCTTCAACCACCTTACAGCAGCTAGAAACATCAACAGATTTTATAGGCGAAATTGCATACCCTGATACTTTACCAACTGGATCAGGTAATGATTGTGCAGATGTTGCAGTAGATAGGCGATTCTTTACACAGAACAAAAAGGAAACGTTTTAAATGCCTAGAATCCCACTCCCTTTAGGCTTCAGCTTCTACCAGTCCGAAAGCTTGCCGTTTTCAGCACAACGCTGTATTAACTGGATTCCAACGGTTGCAGAGTCAGCTTCTTTAAATAGTCGCGCACTATTCCAGCCTTTAGGATTAAAAGAGTTTGTTGATACTGGGTTAGGTGCTAATCGTGGCGCTCAAGTCATGAAAGATATTCCATATTTTGTTAACGGGAATAGCCTTGTATCGGTTTCATCTACTGGAACCGTAACAAATCACGGAACTATAACGGGTTCGGGTAGGGTATCACTTGCTAATAACGGGCAGTATCTCGTTATAGTTGTTCCTGGTGGTAGAGCTTATGCTTATGACAATGTAGCAGATACGCTTAATCAAATTACAGACGTTGATTTTAGAACCTCAGACACAGTAGTTTTCAAAGATGGCTACTTTGTGTTTTCTTCTAGTGATGGGACGGTGTTTTTTAACTCGGCTTTAAACGATCCATTTAGTTATGATGCTTTGGATTTTGGCTCGGCAGAAATAAACCCAGACAGAATAAACGCCTTGCATGTTAATCATAATGAATTATTCGTGTGTGGTTCTGAAACGATTGAGTTATTTCAAAATGTTGGCGGTGCTGGATTTCCATTTCAGCGTATACCAGGCGCAAACATTCAAAAAGGCGTACATGCTAAATTTTCATTAGTAGAATTCGATAACTCTTTTTGTTTTGTTGGAGGTGGATTAAATGAAAGGTCGGCAATTTGGAAAGTCACGGGCAGCTCAAGCGCACAAAAGATCTCAACAGATGCTATTGATAAAGAAATCCAAAAGTTTACCCGTGAAGAAATTGAGTCAAGCTT